CAAATAGCAATTTAGTGAATTTCGAAAATAGTACTGTAGTGGTGGATTATGCTACGGCTATAAATATTACCACGTTAAAAACGTGGACTGAATCCAGTTATGCAATATCATCTCCACCAGCTGGCTTTACATTTAGCGATATCGTATCTATTACCGCATTTGCGCAGGATGGATATGGTGACAGATGGCTTCGCGTCATAGCAAATCAACGGGCTAATGCAAGCGGAACTTTATCGCTTATGGGATACTGCATCAATACAACTGGTTCAATACCAATAATAATACGAGTTATCTTTAAAAAATAATTATTTAACTTCGAAAATATTTCGATACAGAAATATTTCCTCATATATAACAGCAGTATTCGCTGATACACTTGACCTTAGTGTAATGTTTTCCCCCCATTCTAAGCCAGCGCAATTGATTCTTGCGTTGTTTGCTGTTGGCCTCCATGATGCGTCCATAACGCTAGTTGACTTAGATGTTATCATTAATTTTACATTCATCGGGAGTTTTGCAATTACAGTACCAGTAGTATTTCCGCCAACTAAGGTTAAGTTAGCAGAGTTAATAGATAATACCGCAAATATGTTGTTATAGTATAGCGTACAATTAGTACCATCGACCTTTTTCATTGCTAAATTGCTATTTGCAGTAGCAATATCCTCTTTGTTTTTTGTGATTTCTTGTTGCATTGCATAAGCCAACGATGAGGACGGAACAGTGTTGTCCGAATTTGCTTGAACGGTTGAAATAGAAGTCTTTTTAAGCAAATTATTGACAACTTCATTTGTAAGATAATCAACCAAATTTTGCGCAGATACATCCCCGCCTACATCTCCAATTACTCCATAAGTATCCTTTGCAACAACATCTCCTAACGCATTGGCACTAAATCCCTGTGCCATTAATATGTAATTTATTTTATCATTATTAGGTATTATACCTGTAACTGTACGAAGGGTAATGTATGTACTATTTTGGTATAAAACCATTGTAAGTTGTTCGTAAGTGGTGTTAGGATTATATTCGCCACCATTTGTTATCATCCATTTCCCCAAATCTGTTGTTGCCATTATGCCACCTCTACAATTACATGATTATTTGAATCTATCAAAAATGTTACATTTTTTCCTTGCTTACATATTAAATGACCAGTACCATTATCAAGGAAAAATTCTGGGAATGTCAGTTCAGAAAATGATGCTGCTCTATCAGCTTCTGTTTTTGCTTTTTCACTATACCATTTACTATTGTCAATATCTTCATTATCACGGCTTGATGTTCCACCCACCGCCCAACTTTTTGATGCGATATAATATTGTTCCGAAGATGTTGCCGCGGTTTGCGCATCAAGCATATATTGTCTGATAGTGGTCATGACAGACTGTTCCAACTTTGATAACGTAATTGACCCATCCACAACCTCCGCGGTGATTGTTCTGTCACTAATTTTCATGGAGATTGTTGCTGTACTGTCAACAGAATATACAAACCTGGTTAAGTCAATAATCTTTTCTGTCCCATCTGCAAGCTCAAGTACAAGTTCATTATCATCTGTGATATGAAAATTTACAACGACCTTTTCAATCGCTAAATCATATGTTTTTGTCGTGCCATTTTTTAACTTTACCGTAAGAATACCAGTATTTACATCCAATGTAACATCCTGTACCATGGTATTCACTTCGGATAACTCTGCTTTATCTTGCGACAGTGATAAAATATGTTGGGCGCATTGCAGAATTCCACTATCCATATGTCTGAGATTTCGCTTTCCTAATGGTGTGGATTTATCCGGGAAATTTAGCCACCCTACAATTGTATAGAAAATGCTATCCAGTCTCATTGCCGTCTCCTTCCATGCTATCCTTATTTTTTATTCTTCCAGTGTCAATGATATTGGCCGCCATCGAAATAAGCTTGGCATTTTCAAAGCCAGATACTTGTATGGAGTTGATGCAGTCTGCCAACCTACGCACATCCTCATATTTGAACACTACAATTTTATCCATCATTCTCCCAACCTTTCCAATATGTGTTGAACAGCTCCGGTCAGAAACGCAATATAATTTTTGTATTCTATACCATACCTTCTGTGTTCCGAAAAATAGCTTACAAGTTGATAATCAAGGTTCATTTCATCTGATATTTCCTTGACATCTTGAGCGATGAAACCCGTCCCCCTAATTCCATTATCAATCAACGTGTAAGCGACAGGTTTCAACCTTTTTATTACTTCAATACATGTATCTGGAGGTATGTTCTGTATATCCCGCTTTTCTCTCCTGTCAGATATTTGTGTCCATCCACCACCATATACCATACCGGTACAATATATGCTCTGGGTGTTTATTTTTTCAAGAGACCCTATGTCTGCCTCTATTTCTCCATTACAAACTATTCCTCTTTCAGCATATATAATGCCAGTGGCATTAAATGTAGCTGCTGTAATTTTTGCATTATTAGCCTCAACCGCTCCGCTTAAATTAACGGTGAAATTACCATTTCCAATATTTATGCTACTACTGACAATTGACGCGCCAGACACAGTACCAGAAAAAGTAGCATTTCCACCACTATCAACAGTCATATTTTTAGCATTAATTGTAAAATGCCCTGTTGTGAGTTCGATGGCATTCCCTGTCACCTTTAATTCGGAGTTTATTTGTGATGTAACATCCCCCTTTTTCACCATAAGCGAGATTTCATGGGCTGTTTGAGTGAATTTTGATGTGGTTTCCTGTTCAAGGTTGGTTAATTCATTGGATACTTCCTCAACTGTACGCTTTAAAATTGCAGATAGCCCTTTTACCTGAATGATTTCGCTTTCTATGTTAAACTTTCTTTCGAGTTCTTGACTTCCCGTGCTAGAGAAATAATCCATTGCACCTTGTATACCTGTCAAATCTCGTTTCATGACAATGGTATTTATAATCCCATCCGAAGTCACTATCTTAATTCTGTCTCCCACTTCAATCCATGGTGAACCATTTGTTGATATTTCTGCCGGACAATAAGATATGCTGCTTATCACAGATTTTATGTTATTGGCAATCGTAATCATTTGGGATGTGTTTTTTCCATACACAAGCGGATTTCCTTCAATGACATAGACATTATTCCCATCACCTTCACTGGTTCCGCCTATGTCCCCATCTTCCTGCTGTATTTTCACCGTGTCAATATCTGGTACATTGTATTCTTCGCTCTCAACGGTCTTATATACAGTGATTTCTACACTTATATCATCTTTCTTTGGTACAGAAACATATCTTAGTTCACCATTTTTAGTAATATTTCCAAATGTGCCATTGATTTGGCATATATACTTTAATACATCCCTCCCATTAAGTGATGATGGTTCAAGTGTCTTTTCCACTTCCATATCATCGTTTATTAATTCCGTGTTTTCTACTTCATTCACTCCAACAAACTCACACAAAGAATTTCTAAATGCTCTTAATGTCATCGGAAAGGACAGAAGATTATACCACCCCGATACATCCGCATCAAAACGTTTCATACGGTCATATGCAATGATTTTTCTGGTATCCTTATCTTCCTGCTTGGGTGTGGAATCAACCGTAAAAAGTCCCAATACAAGTTCATATTCTCCGAACTGTTCAGATACAAGGAATTCTTTTCCCGCAATGTTTTTTGACAATCCTGACACAATAATCTCAAACTGCGAGCATTCACATGCGCCAAAGCTTAAATCCTCATTTGATGACAGACTTTCCATTATCTTCATGCTGTCAGACTGTATCATATCATCGGAAATGACGAAATCTATCGCATCAGAATCCATTTCTGACGGATAAAGTTGTTCTGATGGAAATAATGTCTCTGATGGATACAATGCTCTGTAATCATCCTTATAGAACATTAATTTAAGTTTCTTTCCACCATATGAATTATATAAATCCTTGAATTTCTGTTCTACCTCTAACATATCAGCACCTACACTTAATACTGAATCATTTCCAGGGTAAATGCCTCATATTGCATGTCACCTGTCTCATTGTCATATATATGGCTAACTGCATATTCCGTGTCAGGAACATAAAATTCACCCGTTCCATACACACATGTATCCAAGTTCCAATATGTAACTGAATATTTACGCTGTGTTTCATCCAAAATTCCGTCTGCCTTTATGCTGTTCCAAAGGTCTTTTTCTCGCTGATTCAGCGGTCGGATTTCCAGGTTTAATGTCGTTTTATAATTTGGGGAGGTAACACGTTGAAGAGCCTCCGTGTTATCCCTCCAGGCTTTTTTTTCAATTCTCTGGTCAGGAGTTGAGGCATAACGGGTAAGAAAAGAATTGGGAAGCTGATGACTTCCAAACATAACTAGATATCCCCTGTAATCCTTCTGCATACCGCTCACTCCTTACGCTAATAGTGGATTGCTCCCTGTTCTGTTCTTTTCCATTCGGTTCCTCTTGACTACAGTGTCATAAATAGCCTTTCCTTCCAAGTTTACTGTCAGATGGATATCTCCGCCACCTATTCCTCCGAAGTCGCCCAGCGCTTCTTTTAATGCCTGTTTCATGGTTGATATTGGGGAAACTACTTCGGTTTCTCTCTTGTTGTCTCCCAGTATTGCGGCAAATTCTCCGGCCCGCGGTGGAACTACAGTGCCTGATGCCAGGCGGGGAAGATAAACTTCACTTGACCGCGGAATAACAGAGATAACATTACTTGCAAAACTTCCTTTTATACTTTTGGTTTTCCCGGCCTTTTCTAAATCATCATATCCAAACAGTACTTCTTTTATTTTGTCCATAACACCTTGAAGCGCTCCAATTGCCCCCTCTTTAAAGGTGTTAAACTTTTCAATGATTCCTCCTAAAATTGTTTCTGCAATTCCACCAATCCCGCCAAATATGTCTTCAAAAATCTTTGTTATGGATTTCCATGCACCTTCCCAGTCACCTTTAAATACAGCGCTCAGGAAACTGATTATATCTCTCAGCACATCAATAATCATGCTTATCGCTTGACCTATAACATCAACAGCCAACATTATACTTGTTCCAATATCTTCTAAAACTGTTCCTATTATAGGTCCGAGAACTGACGCACACCAGTTAAGCAAGGGTTTAGTCCATCCTTCCCAAACAAGTTTAATATGGTCAGCCAAATCACCTATTAATCCTATCGCATTCTCAATTAAAGGTTGTATTGTGCCTTCCCATACCTCTGTAAATTTTTTGGATAATCTATCCAATACAGGAGCTATATGGGTGTTATATCCATCCAGTAATGTTCCAAGTATTTCACTAAATCCATCTCTAAGCGATTCAAACAGCGGCTTAATATGTTCATCATACATTTGATTAAGTTCTTTGAAAGTCTTTTTCACACTGTCTGAAAGGGTGCCGAGAATTTCTTCGATTGGCTTTAACATATTTTCCAGGGCTTCTTTTATTTTATCCTTGTTTTCCGTGAAAGGAGTAAGGATTGTGTCCAGTACATCACGAAATAGTTTCCCGGAAAGTTCCGTTATTCCCATAAAAGCATTTGAAAATATGCTAATTATATCAGCGGTTATTTGCTTTGCGGTATCACTTCTAAACACGGTAAACACGTCAGCCATTGCAACAGCAAAATTTGCCTGTATTGTACTAATTTCGCTAGTGATATCAAACATGGATATCAGATATTCTTTTATCCGTTCTTTATTCTGTTCAAGGAATTTTGAAAAACCGCCCAGTAGATTATCCGCAATAGTCAAACCTACAGATACAAACGAACCTGCTATTCTTCCAGCATCATATGCAAGGGTATTAAGCATATTATTGAATGCAGTTGTCACCCCAGAATCCGTGGCTATTTCCATTAGGCTTGCCTTTATGCTGGATATACTGGATTTTATACTGTCAAAAACCGATGTGTCTCCCAATCCTACAGAAAAACCCTGCTTGAATAAATTCGATAAATCAAGCCATTTTTGCTTTATTCTATCAAGTGCTTGCGTAATTGAATTGTCTACAGGCACAGTCTCAAACATTTCCTCTGGTGATAAGTCTCCGCCGCTTCCACCACCACCTTTGCTTGAAGTATCCTGCGCAACATTAAGTTTGTCGAACGATGCTAAAGCCCCTTCTGCTTCCTCCGCTGCTCCCCCTGTCTTTTCAAGACTTTCAGCGTAATCCTGCTGTACTTTTGTAGCTTTTACAAAACTATTTTTTCCGGTTAGTGCAGAAATCAACTGCGCTACTGCTGTTACTGCCGAAGTCAATAATCCAATAAGATAATTAAGTGCCGGCGCAACTACTGTAAGGATGGGTGAAAATGCTGTGGCAAATGCATTTTTAAGTTGCGTAAGAGATGACATAAGGCTGGATAGTGTGGAATTGGTTTCGCCGGAATATTGAGCCAGATTGTCCATCCCTTCTTTCATGGCTCCCATAATAGAATACAATCCCTGGAATACCACTCCCATCAATAGGCCAGTTCCCATCATTCTTAACAGCCCTGACCTACCTTTGTTTGATGATTTTGTAGTGTCCTTAACAGATTTATTGAAGTTATTCTGGGCATCCTCAGTCTTTACCAGATTATTTCTGTATTCATCAAGTTCACCTTTTAAGCGGTTGATTTCTTTTATATTCTGGTCATATTCCGTATTTCCAAGCCCTACACCAGCTTTTTCAAGGTCTTTTTGCCTATTTGTTAATGCTTCAAGTTCCTGGCGCATCATTACTATTTTAGGTGTCGATACCTGGGCATTATCACCAATATCCTTTAATCTTTGAGCCTCCGCAGCCGCTGCCGCTTCCTTTTGCTTTGTCTCCTCCAACTTTTGATTAAGCTGAGCTTGTCTTTCGGCCTGTTTCCTAGCTGTTTCAGCTTCTTTCTCTCGCTGCGCATCCGTCTTAAACAGTTCATTCTTATATTCCGCAAGGGCTTGCTCTGCTCGTTTTAACGATTGAGCGGTAGAATCAAATTCACTATCGCCAAACCCTTTACCCTGATTCCTCAACCCTTCAAGCTTTGCCTTGAGCAGATTAATTTGTCCTTCCATTGTTGAGGTGTCAACCACCATTGGCAACTGAATGGGTTCTTCTTTTTTTGTGAGATTTTTTTTATATTCTTTTAGTTCTTCCTGAACTTTTATAAGACTTTTATATGCGGAATCAAACGTTTCGTCTCCAAACCCTTTACCCTGTTCCCGAAGTTTCACCAATTTATTTGACAAACGCTCTATTTGTCCTTCTAAAGACGAACTATCAAAAGACATTGCATCAGGTGTTGGACTCACCAGTTCTTTTTTGTAGTCCTTTAAGGCTTGTTGTACTTTCTGCAATTGTAGATATGTATTATCATAATCCTCATCACCAAAATACAATCCTTTGCTTTCCATACTTTTAAGCTGTTTTTTTAGTGATTCTATTTGTTTCCGAAACTCATTGGTTGATGCAGTGGATTGGTTAAGACCCTTTTCATAATCATCAATAAATTTGAGAATCTCCTTATTAGCATTTTTTAGTGCTAATGCCATTCGATCCACACCGTCTTGTATATCTTTCGCTCCAGCAGTAATTCCATCGGAGTTAATTTTTGTGTCAATGATTATACTTCCATCGGCCGCCATTCCATCACCGCCTTATAGCCATTTTTCGATACTGTTAATTTCTTTTTGTTGTTTCTCGCTGTATATCTTCTTAAGCTTTACCAATTCTGGATTGCTTCGTTCAAATTCCTTTTCCCACTTGTCCAGTTTTTTTCCTCTGGCTCGTTTCTGCCGGATTGCCCACACCTGAGATACAAGTCCATCTCCAATTTCCATGAAATACCCCATGAATGTCCACCAGTGCAGGTATGGCACAGACCTTACCTCCATCCCAGCAATCTTATTGACTGCCGGGATAATAATAGGAGCATCCTGTTCCCAGTCCATGGTTTTGGGCTGTGGTTTGCCAGAAGGCAGGTTGTAATCAATGAAATCAACTGCCTTTTGGCATGCCTCTGACTTGGCTTCTGGAGGAATGTCTTGATAGTCCAAGTACATGATTCGGAACATTATTTCCTGTTTCTCCCATTCATTGAGTTCCGGGTCAGACATATCAATCAAAATATCAATAATCACTCTAAAATCGCTTTCAATAGCATAGTCTTTTCCTGCAACCTTAAGTGACTTCGGCAAATCGTATGTATTCATCGGCCATATTTCTCGGTGTATTTCTTAATCCGGGATTCACTTTTCTTAATTCTGGTTTTCATTTCAGATTCAATAAACTTAACCAATGTATCAAGCACATATTCCGCGTAGAAGGTTCCGTCCGAACGTGGGGAAAGTGGGTTGCAATGCTTGAATAATTCTTCTGAGGCGTTATCTGAGCCAAGAAGGTAGTTAAATTGCTTCTTAATTTCATCAGATATAGCAAAGAAATCTGCTTCTTTATCAACTTCTATACCATTGAAATAGTTGAGTACATTCTCACAACGCTTGGCAATATCTAAATCAGATGGATTCCACCAAAATCCACCTGTCACTTCCTTTCCCGAATTTACAATCTCAATCCATTCCCTGTCATTAAGGGTAATCTGTCTTGCCATAATTCCTCCATTAATCGCTCAGACTAGCGCTAGAAGCTGTGGTGAACTTCTTTGTCTCAACATTCCATGTACCTTTAATGCGATTTCCAGCTTTGTATACTGTAAATGGTGTCTGAATGCCGGATGTATCACCGCCTACACTATTGGGGATAACATATACATCTTCACGGTATGCCCATACCACTGTAGGAGCTGTTTCTTCATCTGCTCCAGGCTTAAGAAGTACATCTACCATAGATGTTTTGCATTTATCTCCAGTCGCCCTGGTATTGGCCAGTTCCATAATCTTGTTTGACAGGATATCATCGTAATTTTCGTAATAATAAGGGTCTACATCAGACTGCACTTCATATCCACTATGCTGCACAGACTGTTCCCCAAGTATATTTTTTGTCACCTCAACATCTGGGTTTAATTCTTCACTGTATTCTTCCAGATTCTTTCCCAGCCTTGCATATTCTGTTTCTGCATAAGTAGTATCAAAAGCAGCATCTAAATAATGCGCAAGGTATTTACGTTCAACCATTGTTGGTCTCCTTTCATAATAAAAAAATAGGGCCATAGCTTAAGGCTCTGCGTCTTAGCGTCTGGCTCTACCATCTTTCAAAATCATATTTATATTCTATTGATACTGGAAGTATCCAGTCCTGCACACCACTTTCCTGCGGTTCCAGGCCGTATGAGTTATTACGGGTAACTTTGGTTATCTTCCTTCCCTGAGATAATTCTGGATAAACATTCAGCCGGTATGAAACACCATCAATCTCAACCGGTTCTTTGCACAACCATTTTCCAAATGTATCAAGGAATTCCTGTGTATTGATTTTGGGTTTTTCCTTGGTTGCTGCAATACGGTACACAATATAAAATGGATATCGGCACGTCTGATGGACAACTCCCAATACGTCCTCTGTCTCTGTAAATACCAGCGCTCCATCGTCCGAAGAAAAAGCAATTCCACTGGTATCATCCAATTGCTCAAATCTTACAATAGTATATGGATTCTGCTGTTGGTCTAACCCAGGAAATTGATTAAGCAAAGCCTTTACCGCGGTCGTTAATACATCATAACCGCTTGCATCTTTCCCGATTGGTTTTCGTTCATTATGCACGCTTTCCACCTCCAGCAATTTTCTTGGCTTTCTTTATCCATGATTTACCGTCTTTCTTCTTAGCAGCATCAAACCATAATGCCTTTGCCCCAGCTCTTGAATATGTTAGATTTTCTTTTGCGTTTGTTTTCCCTGTGTACTGGCTGACAAGCACCTTCTTATTTTTGTACTTAGCCCACGGACTTCCAGTTTCAATATCAACCATTGTTTTCCCGTGGTAGAGAAACTGACCAAACGGACTGGCCGCCGCGACAACCATCCCTGTCCCTTGTAAAGCTGTACTTTCTTCTCTTGTTTTTTGAATAAAAGTTCCTTTATTAAGTGGCATAAATGATTCCATACTATTCATGACATCTCCATCAAGCTCATACTGCGCGCGCTGGAATTGCTTATCAAATCGGGATAAATTAAGTTTGATTTTGATATCTCCATCAACAACGGAGAATCCTTTAAAATGTGTTATTTTACTTGCCATAATTCACCTATGCAATCATCTTTGCACTATTTTCTTGGATAAATGTTTTAATCTGCTCATATCCCCAACCGCAGCTTATAAGGCTACTCACCAGCATTTCCATAGATTCAATCTGTTTTAGTTCATCCGCTGTCACATACTCCCGAATACTTTCTTTTCCCTTGACACCATACTGTTCCTGGAGTTCTTTCATGGTCTTACCAAAGATGGTCTTATAAATTAATTTGGTATAGTTGGGATACATGAACTTTTTATGAGGACTATCAGCCACCTTCATTTTGATGGTGTCGGTCAGGATGTGGCGAACAATAACGCCCTTGTCCCTCTCAATCTGCCACTGCTGCCGCTCTGTATAGATTCTCTTAAGTTCTTTTTCCATGGTGTTGAAAGCCTTGATATAATCCAACTTCCACTTTAAAGCCTTTTCGCCTGTGAAGCCCATTGCAAGCAGAGAGAACCCATCTCTGTCCATCTCGTACATTGGATATTCTTTACCTCGGCTTTTATATGTGGTTTCCTTGAAAAAATTGGCTGCCGAATTTTCGGCTGTGAGATTTCTAATAGCATCCAACACATGTCTATGTTCTTTCTCAAAATGTTCTGCCACCTTAAGGCTTGTGGTAATTAATCTTTCTTCATATCTTTTCCCAATAATTTCTACTAACATAAACTCCATCCTTTCTATGTGTTTATTTACCCAATATTTCAAAATGCGGAATCACAGAATATGGTCCGCCGACAGAACTTATGAGAAAAACAAAATCATAACGGTTATTCATAAAATCATAAAAACCAGAAGTATAATCATCCTCATTGACAGCTCCATCGGTCCATTCTCCCTCCATGAAAAAATCGTCTGGACCAAAAGTGATTGAATCGTCCAGCAAATCATTTACCTGTGATTTCCATGCTTTTGGAGGTAGCCAAGGAAGTTCTTTTCCAGATACATCATGGATTATCTTCTGTCCGTCTTTCTCTGCGAAAACAATATGTAATTCGGCATTGTCTGTACTGTCTGGTCCGTACTTCTTAAGCAGCTGTCCTTTATCAGTTATTAAGTCCACACCAGAAAGTACATGAGGATACCACACAGCAGCCGTGCGTGATTCATACAGATTGAATATTGTCACCGTGGCATTATACATGTAGTATCCCCTCCATTATTTATTCATCTGCTTATACATCTGGTTAACCCCTGTAGCTGCCAGACCAGACACAGCACCGACCGCCACAGCCGTGATATAGTCCGATGCCGGGAAGTCTGGGATTGTCCCCATACCAAGCGCGCCAAGAACACCACCCACTACAGCCATAATAACCGGAATCCATTCGTCCGGTATCTTCTTTGCGGCCTTGCATCCAAGTCCAACCACATAACTTAAAGCCACAATAGCCACACATGTTCCCAATGTCGTAATATCCATATCTACCCCATTCCGGCGTACAACAATGGAACGCCATTATTATCTCTTACTCCCATCAGATACACCTTTGCAGTATCATACAGGAGTTTATTGGTTGCCTGTTCATCCCCTGCCGCAGAGTATACAGTACTCCAGGCTTTAGCTCCGTTAGCTATTTCAGATGGGGATGCATAGCTGATTGATTCGGAACCGGATGACTTTGACGTGATAACGCCTGTTGTTGCGCCGCCGGTCCCGCTGGTTATACTTCCAGCGGCGGCAGATAGCGCCTGTTTTTCTGCCAGTTCCAAACCATAAAGCTTATCAGCTACGGCACATACGGCTTTCTTGATTTTGGTTTGCTCTCGTTCATTATCTGGGAGGCCGTCAACCAACCTATCTCTAGTTACAATGTCAAGAAAGTCGCTTGCCCGTTCTGCTTCTTTATCAAATGATTGGGAATCTGGCATGGCACTGCCGTAGTATTTTGTTGTGTAAAACTCATAGTCAGCATAGGCCATGCCGGTTCCTCCTTATCTGCTTCTTGCTTTCTTGCTCCCTGTCAAATCTTCGCCGTCAGCGTCCAGGGATAGATTACTGGCGGCTACGCTCCCCCCGCGCTGATGGTGATAACTGCAATGCCGTCAAGGTATTCCGCAAACAGAGTTAATCCCATAATTGCAAATGCCTCGGAAACAGCGGTGTTGTAATTACCCTGGGTGTGGAATCCGATAAGGTTTGTTTCTCCGGCCCCTGTGGTATATACCAGTCCAGCCCGTGCAAAATCGCTTTCATTTGGGTCAACATAGTACATTACAATGTTTTCCACTGGTGTAGCTATTATTTTTCCTCTTGCAATTTCCGAGTCAGACAGCAGGAAGATTGTATTGAATCCCATGAAATCTTTGAGATACTGGAAACCAAACTGATTCTGCACAGTGATTTCAGCAGCCCCCAAGTACTGGTATACATCCAGAATATTCACAAATCCAACCACACCCGAAACATTCCGGTGCATCTGTTTGAATTTGTTTTCCACCATTCCTTTTGCCATAGCAAGGGCCATCTGGAAGGTGGTTTCTGTTCCGGTAAGTGTGCCTGTGTTCAAATATGTATAGAATCGCTCTGTTACATCCGACTGAAGCTGGAACAAAAATTCATCGTCTGTCATCTGGACGGCATTTTCATAGCCGTGGTCCTTAATTGCTTCAATGGAAACGGCCTTTGCATACTTCTCTATGGTCATTTCCGCATATGTCTTTTCCTTTACTGTAAATTTGCTGTAAGGGATTTCCTCTCCTTCGCCTACAGCACCGCTCTGTAAAGTTCCTTCTGCATATTTGCTTTTCAGCACCGCGCCCGGTGTTTTCTTAATAGGACGCATAATCCCCAGGATATCCCGGAGGTGCTGCCAGTTCCTTTCAAAGCGTGTTACAAAATCAATTTCGCGCGCTGTAACCTGTATGTCTGCACTTGTAATTAAATTGGCTTTTGCTGCCATTACTGTTCTCCTTTACCGAATAAATGTAGGTTACTGGCGATTGCAGACTGGCGCTCAGACGGGTCTTTAATCGCTTCAATATCCTTTCGTGTCATAGTTCCTGGCGTATTCTGCTTACCTACTGGTGCGGTAAACCTCGCCATGTTCTGCTGTACCTGCTGCTGTGCATCATCAACAAAAGCCGAAGCATCTTTTTCTTTCATTTGAGACAAAAGGTCATTCAGCCCCAGAATTTTACCATCTTTCAGTTTTAAACCGGCCTCTTTTACTTCTGCCATAATTGCACGTTTAGCCGCTTCGCTGGAAAACTTAATACCCTCAAATTCCGTTTTCAGAGCGTCCGAAAAGTCACGCTCGTAAAGCTGCTCCTGGGCTTTTTTCTCGGCTTCTGTAGCTTTCTGTTTCCAGTCAGACAGTTCTTTCTGCATCGTCTCCAGGTCAACCCCTTCAAAGCCTTTAAGCGTTGTTTCTGCCGCTTCTGCTTTTTCTTTCCAGGTATCCCGGTCCGCGCTCAGATTGTCGTTTTCTTTCTGCAACTTTTTGAGGTCTTTCCCATTTTCAGCCATGACAAAAGATATCTGTTCCTCTGTCAATCCCTGTGCTTTTAATTCTTCGGTTTTCATTGATGATTCTCCTTTTCCGTTATTAGGTTATTTGTAGGTGTGTAACCGTCCACCAACGGTTGCCATTTTGTAGGACTTGACTTGTCCAAAAACGCACATGCCGGAAATTGCATCCGCTTTTCAACCTCCAGGCTGTTCACGCTATGCGCTAGAACCTGTTTCTTTTAAGGACATGTGCTATAGGAGGGAGGTCAATATAAAGAAAGAGCCAAACAAACTCTTGCATCTGTTTGGCTCTGCGTCTAGCGTCTGGCTCTAAAGTTATGTTGCAGGTGATAAACCACTTTTATCTAAATCACTTGCTTTTCCTTTTGCAATATTCATTATGGATGTATTCTTGCATACAGGGCAAAATACAGGAAGGTTTTTCGCAACCGTATCTGGTCGTATTTTAGTCCGAGTTTTATTGTTACATATAGGGCAGTACACCCAACCGTCTTTTACCATGTTTTCACCCTTTCTGCTTATTCCTACTCCCATTTTACCTTATTCAAAAAAAATAATCGTCCCCACATTTTAAATATACTATTGACTTTACGCCCAAAAGGGCGTATAATATAATCAGAGATAAGGAAAGGTGGTTAAAACAATGACAGTAGCCGAGTTAAAAGAAATGATAGATACCAATGATTGGGATATTAAATATAGTAGGTTTGGAATCCGCATTCAGGAACAGCCCTTTGAACTCGGCGCTATGGACCACAATTCAAAGGTGTGGCTTGACGAAGAGGAAACAGATGAAGAGCTGAACGGTGTATGCGCCATTGATTTAAACGCTCCAGAAGCCGCCGAATCTCTTAAGGGTAACGGATATTTTGGTTCCTACATTGCTCTGATTGCAGGCTATAACTATGAGTACGGTTTTGATGCGGGGGAAGTTATTTTAAAAGATGCGGAAGTGCTGCATATCATAAAATAATGGAGGAAATCATGAGAAGATACCCAGATTGTATTAGGACAGATGGACTTTGTGGGGCCTGCTCCGCATCCAGTTACGGCAGGGATTGCCATAACAATAATATCAACAAACTATTGTATCAACGTTCTTTGGTCGGAATGACCCAGCAGCAAGTAGCTGACGCCGCAGGAATGAATATCCGTCAGATACAGAAATTTGAATCTGGAGAAAGGGACCTTGGCAACATGACCCTGCGTAATGCCTTGTCATTGGCAAAAGCCCTTGACTGTGAGGTGGATGATTTAATATAGGAGATAGTATGGCACCAAAAAAAGATATATCGGGACAAACATATGGATATCTTAAGGCAATTAGGTGTACCGGAGATAAGAAGAACGGAAGCTATTTGTGGGAATTTGAATGCATCCTATGCGGGAAGCATATTATAAGGCGTATTGGTCTGGTCACTGGTGGAGAAATTATTTCATGCGGTTGCTATAAAGCCAGGAATCTTAAAAACAGGCCATTGCCTGATAAGGTCGGTCAAGTTTTGGGAACAAACATATCCCGCATTACCTCTAAAAAGCCCCAGTCAAATACATCGTCTGGGCATAGAGGAGTATCTTTGCATCGCCAGAAAGGTAAATCAGATACTTGGATTGCTTACATATACTTTCAAGGAAAACGCTTTTATCTTGGGAGCTTTGCAGACAAACAAGAGGCTATTAAAGCGCGTGAAACTGCCGAAAATCAGATATTTGGAGATTTTTTAAAATGGTACAATGAGCGAAAAAGCAATTAGTGATTTCGTTTATAATACAATTAAAAGGCGGCAGGACTTTTCCCACCGCCAATTTATTACATCATATTACGAAGCTTTTCAATATACCTTTTCATGGTTTCTCTTTCTTCCCGGCAGTCGGCATCTTTGGACATTTCTCCTAATTCCTCAGTCAATTCGTCCATATGCTCTTCCAGGGCTGCAAGCATACGCCGCTTACAATCCTCATCCTTTCCGCCAGTTCTGTAGCTCTGCTTCTGGTTCATGTAGTCATCATAGGCCGGACCGGTCGCGCGGCTGTAATGACCTCTGACGTAATGCTTTCCACGTGTGCCGCGATAAGAACTGTCACTATCATAGTCCTGCGACATTCCATCAGCACGGCTATAACGTCCCATGCTGTCGCGCTTGCGACGCGCTTCGCTGTATTCTCCGCCGTCCATTTCGTCCATTACCTGATTGTAGTACTCTTCTTTGCACTTCCAGTACTCTACATTCTCCATGTCTTTCCACATGTCTATCAGTTTGTATGCGGTTTCAAGGTTGCTAGTGTTCAGGCCCTTTTCCGCAATCTTATCCAGCTCTTCGTGGATATTCTGCATCATCTTATAACTCATAGCCTTACCCCCTTAACCTATTCTGCTAACAACAAGGTTAGCGTCTGATACTGTCGCCGCTGTGGCTCCAACGTTTTTTACCGATAAGGTAGCGCAACATGGTTTGCACACCCTTACTTCTACAGTTGCTGCTCCATTGATTGTTGCTCCGGCTGCAACTGTGTTCTGGATTCTTGCGCCGGGAATACCTTCGCCGTCCTGCTGTATTTCAAAAATTACATCTCCTGCTGCGGCTGCGGAAAAGTTTCCGTTAAAGCCTACACGGTACAGGCCAGGAAGTAAAACCACTCTCCCAGAAAGTGGCTCGTGCCTTATATTTGGGCAATTACAGGAATATACCCGGTTTGCTGCAAACAGTACACTTCCATTGACTTCAACAGTCTGTGTGCCAGCAGTTACAAAATCTGCCATAATAAAATCCTCCTTATATGCACAGAAGGGCAAGCCTGTGCCTACCCCTCCATGTGTGTAATACTACTATTCAGTAGACATGTCCTTTTCGGACAAGATACGCAATATACGGTTGTTTTGGTCGATAATCTTCTCCATGTACTCCTTATTCTGCTGTTGTAGTGCTTCCATAATATCATTATTTGACACATCGCTAACAAGCAAAAGCAAATCTATCATTTGCAATGCAGTCGCATACAAAGCAAGATTATCATAAAACTGCTCGTTTCGATTTAGCATCCGCATCCAGTATTGCATCCACAACCGCAGTTAGATGCGTATGGATATGGCGCTGGAACCGTATAAGCCGGTACAGGCTGCGGCTGACGAAGCTGTGCAACGATGGTGTTACCAACTGCATCAATAAAGCCGTTCTGGGCAGTCTGGCTTGCCTGGAACCTAAGAGTCTGATTTTCTGCCTGGAGGCTGGAAATTTTGTCCTGGGTCAAGAAGTCAAGGATAGCCCTGGTGTTGCTGTTGTTGTTATCCAGTAAATCCCTTGTTGCGTTCTGGATTGTATTTCTGGTATCACATGACTGTGTAGCCAGATTGTAGTTTACGCCGTCAATTGCGCGCTGTGTCTGGCAGCAGCAATCCTGGAGCTGATAGCCCATCTGGCATAAGCTGCGGTCAACACCGTTAAATCCGCTGGTGATAGTGTTGTTCAGCGCGTATGTGCTGTCACAGATACCCTGCTGGATACCCCTAATTCCGTTTTCTATACCGTTCAAAGCAAAGCCCTCATTGATATCTGCTCTGGTAGCAAGACCCTGGAGTCCCGCGCCATTTGCACCGTTGCCGCCGAAGCCATTGCCCCAGCCTCCCCCGGCAAACAGGAAGAGAACGATAATCCAAATCCAATCTCCCCACATACCGTCACCATTTCTGTTATTTCCGTTTCCTGTAGCGGCTGCAATGTCCGCTAAAGAGTAACCACTTTCCATAAATATTTACTCCTTTAAATTTATTTACAAAATCATGCGCATTGATTTATGTACTATTTTTTCATTCCTCCAAGCATCTGCTGAAACTGCTGTGCCATCTGCTGGGCTTGGTCTAACTGTTGCTGAGTTATCTGACCAGACTGTAGCATCTTCTGTACTTCTTCCTGAGGATTCCCCTTGAAATTGTTCTTAAATTCCATAAACCTCTGAATCATCTGCATTGGATTGTTTCCTCCGCCCATTCCAGGCATCATGCCGCCCATTGGTGAGCCGCCGCCCAACATGCTAAATAATGGATTCATATATTATTTCCCCTTTCCGCTTGGCGCTGTGCTGGATTCTAAAAGGCCATATAATTCATCATATTTTGCCTTTAAATCCTGATACTCGTTTCTGGTAACATACTTTTCATCCAGATTTTCAGCCGGTGCAGATTCCTTTTTCTGACCATTTACAATCTCTTTATATTCAAAAGTGCGGAGTGTTGGCATCCCTGCCGCATCGGTTGTCTTAATATAAAAATACTCATTTTCGCTGTCCATCAGCAATATAGATGTGCTGGGCGCTACTAAATACGACTTTGCCCCGGCCTCACCCTGCACCCATAATATTCCCTGATTGGTCTGCGGGACCTGTGGTACCTGCGTCTGTTGCGGCATCTGGTATGGTGCCTGTAGCTGCTGCAATCGGTCCATAGGTGGTTGCATCTGTGGTTGATATGGGTATGCGTTTGGATATGTATTCAGATAGTTTGGATTGATAAATGGTTGCGGCATTATATCCCCTCCGTTCTTTTATAATCCAATTATCCCATAAAAAATAAGCCTCTGACAGTTCGTCAAAGACTTATAAAAGTATCATGCAAGTATCAGCATACTCTAATTATTTTATTGTTGACTTTTCGGCTCAATCTCTTGGCTGTAGACACACTGATATTCATTTGTTCTGCACATTGTTCCAGTGGCATGTTCTGTGCACGTAATTCAAATAGCTGCCGCTCATCATTTGTGAAATTGCAGTATGTACGGAAATAGTTTAACTCTGGCACCGTAAAGTCATATACTTTCAAAAACACACCTCTTATTATTTCTGCGCAAGATACAAAATAAGTTTTTCTCTCGTTTTTTTTAACTGTTCTAGGTTGCTTCCAGGCCCCGCAATTTGGCTATCAAGCATCGTTAGCAATACTTCAAGAATTAGCGAATCTCTTTCGGCATACTTCTTCATGACATCATAGTCTCGTCTATCATGTTCCTCTAATATCTCTACACGCTTATTCATTTTAATAGCAGGAGATATCCATTTATGTATTACAGCAAACCCACCACCTAAAACAGATATCGCTCCAAATATTGCCAAAACCGTTTTTCCAAACTCCATTATGTCCATGTTATCGCCTTTCCCAGTAGTATATTGGTATTTCCTTCCCGCTGTCCCATGTGTCCCAGTAATAACCGTCCTGCACACACACCACATGCCCTGTAATTGCTAAAATGTATGTTCCCATAGGATTATCTTGGCAAAAGTCCTCGACCGTGTATACATCTTGTCCGTGGTCATCCACTATGTACCGTTTGAATCCATTCTGTCGTAGGTAGGACCCCCATACATGGTTTGCAGATGGCATATCAGATAAAGCACAGGCGCAGACAGTTACACCAGCAAATACCGTTTCCCAGTCGCTGTCAAGGGCTTTTGTTATAGCCCGGATGGGGCAATCCCCCACACGCTGATTGCGTGGATTAGGGTTGAATAATTTCCATCTGCTCATTCTTCTTTTCCTTTCGCATTCTGATACCGCCGTGCTGCGCCCCTAGCATTTGCCGCCTGCTCCCGGTTCCATCTGGCAATCTGTAACCGTTCCTGCTGGGTGCGCAAGTCGTTCGTTTTACAAAATTCGTTATATGCCTTATTCTGCTGCTGTAACAGATACGACTTGCGGTCAAGGTCTAACTGCATTTCAAATTTAACTGATTCGTCCTTGCATTTATCCACGGCCTCCTGCATCCCCATGACCTCGCGTTTTGTCTTTCTGATGCGCCGTTCAAGCGTTCGCTGCCGCTTCTCCATCTGCTCAACCTTGTAATTGTCTGCGGTTTGGATGTCTTTGTATGGATTGTTTACCCCATCACCGCTTCCGAAGGAGTGACGGCAGTTCCATCCACATAACCCTTCACCTGTTCCGTATCCAGTCTGGGAAAATGGAGGAAAGCGCTTATCCTTTCCAGTCCTGCTGTAAAACTGCCCTTGCCACCATAAATGATTTCCTGGATTCTGCCCTCCATCCCCGGTTCTGGCCCCGATGTGTGCCGACACCAGTATGATATCCCAGTCCATTTCTTCCATACGCTTAATAGAGATATCGCCTGTAGCCTGGGCTACTCCGGTGCGTACTGCGCGCGCTGTGGCAGTTTCTATGGTGTCTTTATGGCCCGAAGGATAGTGTACTATCACTCCGCCCGATATCACATTATTAACTGCCTCTTTGACAGCCTGTGTGTACGATACAGCCCCAGAAGATACAAGGTGGTATGCATTATCACATTCGTTTATAAAAAGCCTTTGTGCGGCTTCTGCTGTGGTCCTAGTATAGTTTTCCCACTCTCCCATTGTTGCATCCATGTTTCGTTCCATCAGTCGGATAAGCTGCGGAGATTGAGTAAGAGGAATTGGAGATAAACCAGCAGCTTCATATATTTTATGGTCATATTCCAGGGCCTTGATTCCAGCTTCTTCCATTGCGGCCTTGATTTCTTTTTCCTGTCGATTAGTGATTTTGGATAACTCTGCCGTTATGTTCTTCAGCAGATATCCTGCATCCCGCAATATCTGTATTCGCCATCGGTCAGAGGAGGTGAGCAGGTAATCATCGCCGCGGCCTATGCGTATCATCATGCGGTCTATTATCTGACGGATAATGTATGTGTGAAGCTGTGAGGCTATTTCTTCGCTTCCTTCTGCGATTCTTGCAAGGTAATCAGGGCTTAACATTTACTCTTCCTTCTTTCCCTTATGTCTAATCGACCATTCAAATACTTTCGGGGCAAATGGACCAAGTGGTATATTGAATACTATCCAAATTAATAAGCTTCTCAATTTATTCCTCCTCAAACATCCTAGGTCCATCCTTCGGCTGTGCTTCCTTTACCATAGCTTTTGCATCTTCTTCAGATAATCCCTCAAACTTCTGGAAATACATCCAGGGTGGTACCTTCCCCTGCACAACATACTGCCACCATCTTGCCCGGTCCTCTTCACGGTTGTATGTAATGTCCCCAAAATCATATGTTATTTCGTAGTTTCCGGCTGGTGCCAGTCCGTACAGGTCAGCATATACATTGAGCGCATATATTGCCCCGTCAAGACAACTTTCCAGTTTGTCGCGCACATCCTTGATTAGCTGTATGGTTCTCCTGTCGTCAGCCTCTACCTGTGTGGCTGTGACCATTCCTGTTTTTTCATCAAGCACAAAATACCCATTGGAATATCCACACTTAAATCCCACAAATGAGAGTAGGTTGTTTATTCCGGTAATTCTAATATCAGTATTCAACGATGGAACAATCTCCTGATAGAAAGACTCTGTTCCATTTCCAAATACATTTTTAACATAATGAGGAAGCTTTTCATTGCTCATGCCAGCATAACGGCCTTTAATTTTTGTACCGCTTCCAAACATCAGCTGGTCGTCTGCCAATATAATCTTCTCACTGTCAAATATTTCACCCACGTTCCGGCTATATGCCACATCCAGGTCCTTTAATTCCTCTATGGCCTCGGCATACATCGGTAATCCCAAAGGTGATGAAATATCCAAATTATTAGCCTGCGGAGTGCGGAGTATGCCAAACATGGGACTATCTATTTTCTCGTTGTTTGCTTTAAGTATAGGTGGAGTCTCTGGAAGTAAGTCGGACCACTTAGTCCTATTTAATGCTATCGGGTCCCCCACACTTTTTGCAGAGTGAGACACATAGGCTCTATTGGATATGTAATATGGGTAATAGGTGTTTTCTCCATCCTTGACCCCGACAAACCTATGATACTCAAATCGGGTATAATACTTGTCGTTCTCGCTATAACTATCCTTAAATACGATTCCGTATATACCTTCATTGTCGCAGTCTGTAATGATAAAATCCATTGGAGTGAATATGTCCAGTCCCTTACCATTTGGCTTAAGGATGATTGTGCCGTAGGCCATACCATATTCTACCCAGTGACGAATCTGGAAATATATCTTATCAACCTGCTCCTGGAGCCATTCCGCCCGCGCGCTCCCATCAATCTGTATTCCGATTGCCAGGGTAGCAAGCCGGGCCGTCTCTGAACATATAGCCTTTGCAAAATTGATTGTCTTAACGTTATCGTCAGCACTTACCCAATAGGGAGTACCTCGGTAGATATTGGCGCACTCTGTAATCTTGCTTTCCATCTCCGGGGATACCACTGATTCAACATTAAAATCTTCTTCTGCCTGTCGCTTGAATATCATTCCTATCACCTTTTTAGCCCATGTTATTAGTCCCATTTAGTCACCTGTATTTTGCACAATTTTCAATATAGCTTAAAGGCAACAATACCAATTGTTCCTTTAATATCTGTCTCTGCAATCCTTTAGGTGTATAGACGCAGTTTGATGTTAGTTCATTTATTCCTTGCCGTATAACACATTCTTCTGTGTATGAATGACCAGGGGAAATATCAACATACTTTTTTAGAAATTGTCCTATTCGCTTTTTGCTATATTCTGTCATGCGCTGTTTCCCCTTCTCATTGATAATGGGCTTGTAGCATAGCGGAGTGCATCTATCCAGTGGTCGTTTCCATCCGGGTAATCCGATATCACCTCACCGTTGCTGTCAACCTCATGCTCATATTCTATGATTTCTTTGTATGCCCGCGGTGTGCGCGCCGGGTCTATAACGATTGTACGGCACTGCAACCACTCAAAGGTATATTTCCTGCTTCCTGGAGTTACAATGGCTTTGCGGGCTGGTAAACCAGCGTCACGGAAGTCTATAATGCTTTCTTCTTCATCCACACCGCAATAGATTGTATAATCATCGTACCCAGCTGCCTGTATATCCTCCGCCATCTTACTATTACGGATTTTACAGCCTCCCATTTCGTCAAGCAGCACAACCAATTCTTTGTTTGGTATGTAAGCGGCCCGGATAAAGGCTTTGGGGTCCGGGAACCATCCCCAGTCTTGCCCCTGGTATATGCTTTGGTATTTCTGGATTTCCTCATCTGTGATTGTCCGTACATCCAGCATATCAAATATATTTGTGCCAAGCCCAACCGGCAAACCTAAATACTCATGATTATATGCCCGCTCATTGGTGGCTTTAAGATGTTCAGCACGCTCAATAAACATTTCTCCCAGCCATTCAACCGGCACAGAACGGTAATCGCTTTTATGCCTATACGCGCTATCGTCTGGAGTATTCACATACTGATTAGCCCAGTTGCTTTGACTGATAGGCGGGTTGAAGGATTTAAATACAACAAACTTGCTGCCACCACGCAATACTGACTGCTCAACAGTTCGTATTTCTTCCGGTCCTGCAAATTCGTCCAGTTCCTCGAACCATAGATATTTAAAGTATCCTTTACTGGCTTTTATAGATTTTGTTTTCTTTGCCTTGTCAAGTCCACGGAATATTATTTTTTGTCCTGTCGGCTTATAAACAAATCGGTATGGGCTTGTACGGGATTCCCATAATTCCGTTACTCCCAGTGCATCTATGGCCCACTGTATCTGCTCAAATACTGATTCCCCAATGGTTACGGCATATTTACGGAATATAACAGCATTGGCCTCTGGGTCGTCCATCATACCTAGCACAATCTCCGCTGATATAAATGAGGACTTTGCGGAACCTCGCCCGCCGTACAGGTCGTAATATGTATGATTACCGTCCAGAATATCCCAGTGAACGGCATAGAAGGAAGGGGCGATTACATCAGTCAGTTTAACAATTTCACCCATACTCTTTGTTCTACCTTTCTTCCTTTGGTATATCATTCAAAATAGTAATACCTTCTGTGTTATCTCCCCTTTTAGTGTTATCCATAAACTTATCAACCACAATTCCCATAGCTGTTGCAATTTGTGAAATAGTAGCGTTTTCTAATTTCTTTGGGTCTGCTAACTTCTTTAAATATTCATCAATGATTTCCTGCGCCTGTTCTTTTCGGGAATCCATATAAGCTAACATGTCCGCTGTGTTCTGTTCCTTTTTTTGTTTGCATTTTTGTGCAATATCTGCATTTTGTGTGCATATTTTTTTGACTGTGTTCAGCGCCACTCCAAATCTCTTTGCTGTAGCATTGTAGCTTCCAGTCTCTACATAATCAGCAATAATATCTTTTTTCTGCTTATCCGTCAGTCTGGAAGCCACAATCACCACCCCTTATTCTTTGTGCTTCACACGGTATAATAGTCCTATACTAATTTTACCATGAGCAGGGCAATCAAACCGTCCCTCCATTTTTACATATTTTTAAGTTGGGTAATCGAAATACCTAACGCATTTGCTATTTTTTGTAATGATTCAATTTTGGGATTTCGGTCGCCTGATTCATATTTCTGCAAGGTAAAAACGGAAATTCCTGCTTTTTGCGCCAACTTTTCTTGCGTTAACTTTGCTTTTTTTCTGGCATCTTTTATTTGTTTTCCAGTATCAATGTTCATTTTGGAGTTTTTACCAACTGTCATAAACTCCATCCGTATCAATTCATCTATCGTCATACTAACTTCTTTACAAAATAAATATATCAAGTTAATGCCTGGTTCCCTATGTTCATTTTCATAATTTGAGTAAGAAGAACGAGATATTCCAAGTCTTATTGCCATTTCCTTTTGTGAAATACCTGTTTTTATCCTTGCTTGTTTCATTCTTTTTCCTATTCTTATGTAATTATTGATTCCTGCCATATTGTATATCCTCCATTCGTGTGAAAAAATCTATTTCTACGCCCAAAGCACTTGTAAGCTTTTGCAATTGTTCATCTCTGGGAAGTGAATGGTTATTTTCATATCTACGAATCTGTACTTCGTGAATGCCACTTTCGCTAGCAAGCTTTTTTTGCGTCCAACCCTTATTTTTTCTTAATATGCGAATACTATCACCAATTCGTAATAACTCACTTGCTTTTATATGACCAATTGTCATCCTTTCCACCTCCCAAACAATGTCATTAACCGCCTATATTCATCCAGCGTTTTTCTTTGATACCCGTAAAAATCATCCCGTTTGATTGGAATATTCTTTCGCTTGCTCAGCTTGTCATATCCGATATTACTTACAAGGCTTTCGTATATCTCCACCTCCAGGCCAGGAGCGGAGGATATGGCGCACTGGAACAATGTTAGCTTATCTTCTACGCTGGCGGTCTGGCAGTATTCTTTTATGCGTTTGGCTTCATCCTCCGTAATTCCATAATCACTATAGTTCTTGTTCCTGGTCCTCATAGCCCTCCTTCCTACACATTAACCCTTTCTCTTACTGAGCGAAGAGTGCGCGGGTTAGACTGTGCATAATAACGTGCCGTAACTCCTGGGTCTGCATGGCCCATAATTTCCTGTATGGTCCCAATATCAACCCCTCTGTTTTTCAGATTCATTCCCAGCGTCTTGCGTGACTTATGCGGATATACCCGGCATGTTAGTTCAGCTCTCTTTCTTATGGTTTTCAATATCGCCCGAAATCCACAAGTAGTCATCTTTCCATACGGTTTTCTGGAGCGTGGGAACATATATAGACAATCATCTTTCCTGCTGTCCAAATACAGGCCATAATAATGCCGCGCATCATCATCCAGATAGATTGTGCGATATTTTCCGCTTTTCTCTCCCTGTATACATATGTCGCCGGTTCTCATATCTACCTGGTCCAAGGCTATTTCCGCAATTTCTCCTATCCTGGCCCCAGTACTGCGCAGCACCTCCAACAATGCTCTCTCCCGGATATTTTTACATGCATCTCTTAATCTTGCTGATTCTTCCGGGCTGTAATAGTCTATAGGCTTAACTGGGACTTTTTTAGCAGGTATAGACTCTACGGGATTATCTGTAATAAGCTTTTCAAGACGCATCCATGTAAAGAATGCCGACAGAAAACGGCGCTCGTTATTATAGGTACTGGGCTGATTTTTCTTTCCTCCACTGGACACATTTCTGATTTCATACCGCGATAAATACCAATCAATATCAGTGGTGTCCATCTGGTCCAGTGATTTTGTGCTTATCTCTGTCAGCAATCTTCGTATGGAATTAAGATAGTTTTCTTTGGTTCCTCGTGCCAAATCACGCTTTTTTATCAAGAATAACTGTATTATGTACTGATTCCTCTGGCTTATATCATCCTTTCTTTCTGCTGGAAGTGTAGTTATTTCCTCCATATTCACCCTTACTAATTCCTGCTGCATTACATTTTGAAGAATGGTAAGAGTCTGCTGCTCCATGATATATAAGGACATTGCTACCAGTACATTGTTGATTATTTCAGCTTTTATTGTCTGTGTACTCATAATTATATCCTCCTCATTCGTATTGATTTTCACGTCTGAGTAAGGTATAATATACTCAGACGTATTTACGGGAGCGGTGGAGTCATCTTGGCGGGTGTCCACCGCTCAGTTTTTATTCTGTGCATATAATTTTTTCCTCAATTTGTTTTTTCTTAGGTTAGAAAATGTCAGTTTTGGTGCACAATCATGCACCTATTTTATAGGTTGCTCCCAGAGCTTTAAGCACCTTATCGGCCACCTCCACACTCATATCCCTACCCTGCTCCCAATAGATAAGGGAGCGCTTAGACACTCCGGCGGCCTTCGCCAGCTTTGCATGGGATAGGCCCTGCTGTTCACGCTGCTCTTTTAAATACTCTCCGACCTTCATATGTACACGCTCCTTTCTATGTTCTATTTGTTCTCTCACAACTACCACAATTTTCAGTTTAGATAACATTATCGTCTATATCTTTTTGGTCTAAATACTCTTGATAATTTTCACTTGTAAACTCGTTTCCCGTTCTTTCGCACCAGTTTAAAAACGGCTTCAACTTATCAAGTGTTGATATAGTTGGATTTATTTGTAATCTAGCGTGTGTTAGGTACATATCCAGTGCTTCATCGACTATCTGTACAAAATCATCCGGGACTAATGATTGAAGTCTTTTCATATCACCGTCTCTTAAAATTTCTTCAAGATGACCAACCACGCACTTGCACATTCCTACTTTTGAATAAATTTTGTTGTACTCTTTTACTGTCATCTCTACCCTCTCAAATCCTAATTTGCTTGCTTATTCAGATTTTCTCTAGCTTCTTTGCAAGCGTGTTCATCCTCTATATATCCATGCTCTGATAGCCACTTTTGAAACTCTACTAACTCAAGGGTTTCCTCTTTACCTTTTGCAAGTTCTTTTTTATATAGCGCCCCCTGCATTTCATAGATTATGTAACTGTTATTTTTATGATTATTTTCAAGGATAATCCTTTTTCCGTTACAAATCCGGCTGCTGTTCAAACGGCAATCAACACATATACTCATATGTTCTTGTCCTTGTCCATCAATGATACTCCTTGTAATCATACAGTTCCTTTCCTCCGGTTCCACCGGAAATCCTTAATTCTAAAATGAATTAATGGATATTTTTCTTTCATATTCTCCATAAAACCAATTGCTATTTTAATATCATTAAAAGTCCCAAATACTTCCCTAATGATATTGTCATCTCTATAAGCAAATCCATATATCACATACCTACATTCCATTACTCATATTCTCCTTTAAACTATACATTTAATAATTTAAAATCTCCCACCCCATGACAGATCCGCAATGTGGACAATAGTTACTATCTGGTTCTACATAATCTTCACATACGGGGCAATAATAAGAATCATAGTATGGAGCCTTTTCTTTTACCTCTACGACTTTTTCTTCTCTCTGAATCAATGCAGACACATCCAGAAATGAATAGTACGGCACATCACCAAGGTATTCCATTCCATTTTTATCTTTATAAATTTTAATGTGTTCCCTATAATTTACATCATGTTTAGATTCTTCATCTCCCCAGCAAAAACTCCCCACCTGTATGTTTTTATTCTCTACACTTTCTCTGCATTTTAATAAAATCATATTCATACTTTTATACCCTCCAATCCATTGAAATCTGCGTTTCTAGCTATTACTATGTTCGTTCTTCTCTTCAATTCGTCCACATATATAAATTACGTTTGCAATACTTATAATAATCCAAAATTGCCATGTGTTAATTCCAAATTCAGATAATCCTAACACAAATCCAATTATTCCAAACATCATAAGCCTGATCCATATTGCCATGTAATATCACCTCTATTATGCATAAATAATTTCTTTTAAACTGGTCGTGCAAGGCTTCTCACCTACTGCAACACTCATGCGTAGTTCAGATGCTCTCTATACAAGAGCCGATTACCTACCTCGGAATGCTTGCCTATATACAAGCGTAACCTATCGTGAGCATATTATTGTCTTCAATGCGTTTATCTTTCGCCAACGACCATTTGAAATAACTCTTTCTTTTTATTTTGTCCATATTTGAGTTGAGTCGTATTTGATGTCTTGTTTTAAGAAATCGCCACGCAAAGAGTCTCTCATTTGCGAAAACATTTCAATTTGCATAAACGATGTCGTCATAACAATGGGGCTTGTTTTATCCTCATCAGGGAAGTAATAATAATACTGAATCGCGTCTTCCCATCCTGTGAATTTTTCCCATAATTCTGTTTTGGCATCACTGTTCTGAGTTGAAATGTGTTTAAAACCACTATTTAATAATTGTCCCTTAGTCATCAAAAATAGTCCTTTCTTCATATGAAATGGATGTTTACTGCTTATTTTTTACTAAGCTACATCTTCAAATTTGATATCTACTTTATAGTCATATAATGCTTTGTAGACTTTGGATGGAATAATGTCTTTATATTCATCCGCTACCAATTTAATGACTTCTTCTTTTCTTCTTGCATACGCACTACACGCTTCTTGTAAACTCATATAATTCCCTAAGTTTTTCCCTTGGTATGAAACGGAATATTTTTTGGTTTGCGTTAACTTTATTCCTTCCGGTAATCCATATTTATTTGTACCACGAGATAAAAACAACATATTTATCCGTTGTGGGACTAATAGACATCTATCTGGAGCATACATCTTATTATCCTTTACGAGAATATCTTTGTCTAAGTGAAGTCTCTCAACAACATCATAAGAATTTTCATCAAACCACTTAGCAAAGTTTTGATAGTTTAACCATTCTTCACATACATTGACTACACCATAATATGTTGGATGTCTATCTTTCATTGATTTTGAATAGCATCTCTCGCACATATCTTGCCACACTGAGTATCTTGGATCAATTTTCCCATTTTTCCATGACACATATTCTCCAACACCTATATATCCCATTTCATAAATGGTCTTGTCATAAGGATTTTTAATCTCTCCTCTTTTAAAATTTTGAAATGTCATATGTTTTTTAACGTAACCAAACTTATCTAAAAACTGCACATCAATATCAGATTTTTTCCTAGCTGCTATAATCTTCATTTTTGTACCTTTATTGTTAAATCCAATCTCTCCAACTATAGTATGTATTAATTACACCTCCCGTAAATAGAATGAACTGCGAGTTTTATCTGACTACTAAAACTTCTTCCTATGTTTTACTTCGGTATATTCTTCGTAACCTTCCTCTACCTCATAATGGTGACTGCACTTCATAACATCCTAAAGCTCTAACACTAATATATCCGCTTACTTTTTTCATTTTTTGTTTTCTCCTATCTTCACATGAAATCACGGTTTGGTTCGATTTCAAAATTTCAGTTTTGCTGACTAAATGGTTTCGGTAAAGACATCCAAGCCAACACATCCTCATCATAACGTAATGGCGTTCCCCATCTATACCCATACCATGTGCCAATGGTCACATCCCTATCCCACAGGGTAATCAACACAGTATCACCTATTTCCGGCAACCGCTCTGCTACTGGTATCCAACCACAGCAATCACCTCCGCCTTCTTTAAACGCCTCCATTGCTGAATTCATACCAGCCATAAACATATGCAATTCAGCATTGCTTAATTTTGACTTTTTTAATATTTCTCTTTTCTTCTCATCTACTTTTTCAATGAATCTACTGACATTCATATATGCAATTCCCTCCTCCGATTCTCCCAGAAATTTTAATTTTAAAGCTTGTCTAACAGTTTTCTAAATTCCTTCGATGGTCTCCTAACCTTCTCCCATGCCAGTTCTGCACCGCAGTAAGG